GTCTGGATAAAGCGACTTGAGAGCCTCAAAGAGCTCAACCTCTCGAAAGTAGATTAGTTGTCCTCTTCTCCATCTTCCCAACCAATCTTCTTAATTGGGTCATCGGCAGGAACTATCCAATCAGGATAAGAGCTGCGATCCATAGCAAAGGCCAAGGCAGTTCCCTCATCCATCCCTGCTCTGCGACAAGCTTTATAAACTTCATTGGCAGCAATAGCCCAGAAATCAAGTTTAGTTAAAGGCGTCTCTTTCGTAGTCCTGCGTCTCTTCGGACGCTTGACTGGCTTCTTACTTACGCGCTTTCGCGTTGCCATTTCTGACCCCTTTCGCTAGGGCCAATTCTAGCTGAGACTCCATTTTATCAAGGCGCGACACTATTGGAATATTCTCCAATTTAATTATGTAGCGAAGGCCAGCAATCAGTAAGGCTATAGATCCTAGGACTGATGCTACTAAGGTGGCCAATTCAGCCGCTGCCATTAACGGACTTTGCCGTAACGCTCATAGTTTGGATTGAGCCAGTTGATGATGCTAGGCAAGACTGATACTAGAGCTGCATTTGCAATGGCAGCAGGGTCGAATCCCACCGCTAGATATGTCGCTAGTGCTGCTGCTAAGAACGCTTTGCCCCAGCTTTCGGCGGCTTTTTTTAGGTCTCTCATTAGATTCTCCTTCGAGCTCGAAATAACTGCCATCTTTGTCTCCCAAAGTTGTAAATGAAATATGAAAATGAGACCGGTGAGGATTAGCGCCTTTGTAAGCTCTGCGCTTCCATCCCAGTATCGGACTCATTATCTTGCCATCAAAGATAATGTATTTAATTCTTTTATCGCCGTTCTTTGCTAACTTACGAATCTTCTCGACCAGCGCATAACATTCCTCTTTATGTGCCGATAGGTCAGAATCTATATCTATAGCTCTAACGATTCCATCTCTTGGTATATGGTCAGAAGTGCCTTTAGAGAGGTGACGAGAATCAGCAATCCAGCCGTCAGACTTACGATCCCTATCAGGATAATCGTCATCAATCTGCTCCCGAAGTTGAATACCTGCTGCACATAATTTAGGCATCGACTTCAATCCAATTTAAACTATCTTCATCCCAATACCATAAACCTTCAGGCTTAGGTGTTGGCGGTTGCCAATCAAAGTTTTCATCAAGCGACCAAGATGGATACGGCTGTGGCGCAATAAATACATCATTAAATGCATCATAAGTGAAACCAATGCCAGCATATTGCTTACGGATATTGTGATTGTATGAAGTGCGTTTAATGTTGTAACCAGTTGCTTTAGTGTAAAAAGTTTCAGGGTCTAACCCATTAAGTAATTCTGTTTCATCTACGCCAACTGTAACTTTAACTACCAAATTATTTTCGTCTATCCAAGCATAATGCGCCATTATGACCAGCTCACAGTTCCAGCGGTTGCAGCTGTAATTGTTGCTCTCTTAAATCCACCGCTTGCCGCGCTTTCTGTTCCTGTAACGCCTGCGCCAAAACTAATAGTGCGACTATCTGGATAACGCAAAATTACTACGCCGCTCCCACCAGAGCCGCCATTTGTTGATCCTGGGGAACGGCCACCACCACCACCGCCACCAGTTTGTGCATCACCATTTTCTGGGCCGCTTCCGCTATCTCCATCGCCACCGCCGCCATCACCACCAGCACCTCCAGTAGTTCCGCCAGTAGTTCCACCGCCACCACCACCATAAAAAACAGATGATCCAGTAATATCAGTTGAAATACCATCTCCACCAGCTCTAGTGGCATCTGTGCCACCAGCTTCACCAGCACCACCGCCGCCACCAGAAGTGAATGAAACGCCGTTCTGTCCTACAAAACCCTGATTGGCAGTGCTTGGACTTGGACTTATATCGTTAGTTCCAGTGCGACCATATCCTCCACCAGAAGAACCACCAGCAGCAGGTGCATAACCTTGAGAACCGCCTCTGCCGCCACCATCTGATTCTAAATCTATAAACTCAGATAAAGTTCCAGAAGTTCCAGCAGCGCCGCCGCCACCGACATTTATATTGTAATTAACGCCAGCACTCAACGATAAAGAACTTTCTAAACTTCCACCGCCACCAGTTGCGCCTACTGTGCAACGAACTCCACCAGCGCCACCGCCACCACCTTCACCATTACCGCTTATGCCTTGGCCACCGCCTCCGCCTCCAGCGACAATTAAATAATCAACTGTAAAAGTGCGCGGATAGTTTTGTGAAGCAATTATCCCGATTAAACTCATTAAGCAATATCTCCTACAACATACCAAGTGTCAGTTGCAACTTTAATGCAAGAAGCGGCTGAAAATTGTGCTCTTAGCTTAGGGGCAGTAGCAGTTGCTCCAGTTGAGGAAATTGTAGTAGTGCCTGAAGTAACTGCCTTAATTGTAGTTTGTCCTGCACCAATTTGAATCACATTAATAACAGTTCCAATTGGAAAAGCAACGCTGGCATTTGTTGGGATTTGAAAATCATTAGCACCAGCAACCGACATAGTTACAAGTTTTTGATCTGCATCCGTCAAAACTACTGTGTAGGTAGCCGTTTGTGCATTTAGCGTTACTGCTGAACCTGCTCGGTAATCAAAAGATACAACTGGGATTGGGCCAGTTCCCGAAGCTACGGAAATACCAGTTCCAGCTTGGACTTCAGTTATATCGCCTTGATCATTGGCTATCCAAGTATAATCTAAATCGGTATTAGAAGCTTTGCTTAAAATTTGTCCTGTAGTGCCACCCTTAAGATCGACAAATGAAGTATCTATAGAATTGCCAAGGGTTCTAATGGCAGCTGCGCCATCTTTAACTAAATCTGTGTCATCTGGCGTTTCCCAGTTGAAATTGGTCGTATTAGCCATTTAGCTTATAACTCCTATCGCGTCTTGCCATTCTAGCGTATTAAGAACACTATTCCAGCTTTCAGCCGCATTGACTTGAGCCCATTGTTGGGCAAAGGCCGAGAACTCTGTTGGGGTAGCTAAGAAGGTAATTGAAAGACCTGAAACGGAAGCGTTGAAAGTCCAGCCCTCAATAAAGCCAGTAAATTCGCCACCTAGGATATTAAGGGGCAGATTGGTAATTCTGACTGGCTGACCCATAAAAATATTCAATAGGGCATCTCTATCAGCATTATCGATTTCAGGGGATTGAAGTGGAAAAGTAATGGATTGGAAAGTATTTCTCGGGTAGGCTCTAAGCTGAATTAGGCGATCTGCTACATCTTCAACATCGGCCGCGTTTTTTAGATAACTGTTAAATTGCTCGGCAAATAAGCCAAAACTTGCTTGAGAAGTTGTGTCTTCAGCAGTATAGGAGCTATTAAAATTGTTGCCATAATCCATAATAATTTTGTTGGCTAAATCGCCCTGACGCTGAATTATGCCGATGCCAGAAGCGATGGCCTGAGAAGCGTCTAAATCTGTATAGCCATTGGCAATTAGATAATCCTGACGATGACTTGCGTCTGCATATCCAATAAGACCATTAGCATCTTCATAAAGATAACCCAAAGCTGAATTGGCAATTTGATTGGCTATTGGGGCAATTATGCTATCGGTAATTTGGCGGCTAACCATCGTATATTCGCCAGCATCAATTTCTCCAAGACCGATATTGCCAGCCTGAGCCCAAGTTTCGGTGGCATTGTAAGTTGCCCAAGTTTGAGCTGGTGAAAGTTCATTCCAAGAGCCTAAAAGCAAATCATCTAGCAAATCTAATATCTGAGCGCCATCTAGCCCTTCAGCCAAATTGCCATCAAAAATAGCTCTTTGTAATTTTGAAAGCGATCCAATGGCAGTGATGCGAAGACTAGTTATAACTGCACTTGATCCAGCGCTTCTTACTGTTTGGCGTAAGTCTGAAACTCTACCGCCAAAGAGAGATATATAATTTCCACTAGTATCTTTAATTTCAATTGTAACTGCAGTATTAATTGTGAATGAGTAATTAGTGCCATCGGTATTTATAACCTCAACCGAGCAATACCCTGCAGAAGTGGGTGAGTTAATATCTTGACGGCCAGAGGTAATAGTTAAATTGCTTAAAGTAACTGAGGTTAGTTCTGTGCCATTGACTTTGATTCGCCAATCGGGAGTCCAGAGGGTCATAGGATTTGAGCCGAAGTCCTTAGACTTCCACCGCCACCAGTTCCGCGATTAGTGGAGTTATTAAGGGCCAAGATAACTGCTCGGGTAAATCCTTCTTCATCTATGGCTGATGGGGCATTAACATTAATTGTGATGCCAGCATTTTCACCCATTCTGAATGCAGCTACATCTTGGTTGCCGGTTCCAACTGTTCTTTTAAGGAATTGCTCCTCACTTACTTGCTCAATTAGTGTTGGAGCAGGCTTGACATTTGTAGTGATTTTGCTACCTGTGGCAGTTGGGAATGTGGTCGCTCCACCAGTTGAAATACCGCCTCCGGTTGAAGCAGAAGTTGTAACACCAGCAAAGGGAGTGCGAACCCCAGCCAATGCATTGTAATCTTCTTGCGTTTGCGCGCCTGTTAGTCCGCCTCCAATGGATGCACTTTGTTTGTTTAATTGTTGAATTAATAAACCCATCCCAGCAATTGCGGCGGTTCCGGCAGCGATACCAAGAACCGGATTAGCCGCAAAAGCAACCGCAATACCGGCAGCCATCGCGCTCACCCTTAATGCGTTATACGCGGCGACTAAACCTTTAATCAGATTGATTACCAAAACGACTGCTGCTTGAATCTTACTCACAACAAACATTGTTGTCAGAACTCCAGCAGTGACAAGAGCAACATCTTTCAATTCAACAATGACCCCGATGACTGTGCTGACTCGCTTACCCCAGGCCTCAGCAGATTTCTGAGTTTCAGTCAATCCGTCTTTCAATCCACCTTTGCCGGTAAGACCAGCAATGAATGAACTGAGAGCTGGAACAAGTGTCTGTTCGGTAAAGGTTGCCAGTTGCAACATCACTGGCAAAAGAGCTTGGCCTAATTCAACTTGGGCATCAGCCACTGCTGCTGTGATTTGGCGTTGCGAGTTTGCTAAGCCATCAGAAGTGCGCTCAAAATCTCCCTGAGCTAAACCAGTCTGTTCAAGAATAACCTTTTGTGCAGCGAGAATTTTTTGCTGTGCTGTTAATGCACCATTTCCTGCATAAATGCCCAATTCCATTGCAGCCGCTTTGAGCGTTGCATCATTGAGCAAAACACCATATCTGCGAAGAGGCTCGGCTTCACCTCGGAGAGCTGCGCCGATTGCCATAATTGCATCTTCGGGAGTTGTGTTGTTAAACGATGCAAGATCAGATGCAAGAGCAACAAAATTGACCGAAAAATCAACAAGAGCTTGACCGGATAACCCAGCAGCCTTGCCAAAGATTGCAAAGTTTGCGGCTGCATCCAACGCTTGCGTTTTGGATTGCCCCAACCTTGTTGCAGCAGTGCTGGCAAATTTATCAATCTCTCCGGCAGTATCGCCAAAGATAACCCC